CTTTTATTCTTAATACTTGACCGTAATCCCATTGCCATAACCCATAAGCAACGGTAGAGTCCATTTTATTATTAAAAATTGCTGTAATCATAAATGACTTTTCTCCTATTATTTAATTGGAAGGTGTGGTACAGAAAGCAAACCACGACCATTCAACGTTGTGACTCTTACTTCCATTGTTAATAATAAATACAGTCAATTCAGTCTGTGTTACTTCATGAACATAAATTTGAATTTTACCATAATCATTAATATTTGTTTGGTTATTTAAAGCACCTGCTTCTACTAAAGATACCACCACGAAAGGAGCAGTAGGAAATCTCTGAGGGAACGTTATAGTTACAGTAGCCTTTTCGTTACTGCCTACTGTAGTATTACTTACTCTGCCACAGTTATTTTCAGAGAAAAATATAGTTCCCGTTTTAGAAACACCAAAAGCATTAGTTCCATTAGCTCCAACAATAAAAGCCATAGGTTCTTGTTCAGATGTGGTTGCATCAAGAACTAATTGGTTACTTTCACCAACAACAAGGCAATAATCGTCAACAGCATTTAAATCTCGTCCAAAAGCGTAAGAATATCTACCAGAAGCATTATTATTTACGCCCATAGTAACTGAACCCATTCCTGTAGACCCTTCTTCATTTCGACTACCTATAGTCATAGCTACTGCAACAACTGGATATACGAAATTGAATATTATTTCTACTTCATCAAAAGTGCTATTAGAAGGGAATTGATTTAAAAATGCAGTTGCTAATGAAGTCCATGTACTGCTAGTGGTCGAAGTTGAAACAAATTTGGCATTAAGAAGACCATCCGTAACAGTGATATTAGTGACATTTACCTTTTGTGTATTACTTTCATGCCAAGTTTCTCCATAACCTCCAAAAATACTAACATCAACATATGTATTAGAAGTAGTAGCACCTTGTACGTAATCTGAATCTTTGGAATAAATACCGTCCTCTTCATTGTATTCAGCTAATTTAGAACTAATTTTAGAACTTAGTGTTGAGGCAGTTAATTTACCTGTTCCTATATCCAAATAGTCATAAAAGGTTTTCTCTCCTATACCAATAACATTACTATCTATTTTAAATAAAGTTTCATTAGTAGGAGAATTAAATGTCATACTGGTCGCATCAATAATTTGTTGTGAACTACCAGTTTTACCAAGTACAACTGTACTACCGTAACTGGCAAGAACATTAGTCCCATTTCTAATTTCAAGAGCAGTATTTGTAAGTCTTGTGTTATATCCTGTACTAGCCCCAGAATAAGTTTGTGAAGAAGCGGAAGATGATATAACAAGACCGTGTGTGCTATCGTAATATAAATAATTTGTTGCAGTTTTAGCCGCTAAAGAAGCTTCTCCTCTAGATAATTCTTTAAAACTACCATCTTTATAAGCATATAGTTTATCAGTAGAAATAAAATAAATATTCGTAGTAGAATACATAATACCCAATGGTATATAAATAAAATTATCCGCTGTTGTAGGAACAACTGTAGTCATAAAAGGACTTGCAGAAATTGTAAAAGTATTATTATTTACTGTTCCCTTTAAATAAAGCATTTTATAAGCGGCCCCAGATGTAATTGTTCCATTATAGGAAGCATTTATTCCATTAATTTGTAAATAGTTATTATCTCCAGTACCATTTGCAGAAATACCTGAACTCGCATATAATAAAGGATACGTCAAATCAAATGCTATATTAGCACCAATATTTTTATATCCCGCTGAAGTTCCACATATAATTCGACCCGATGTTATAGCAGTTACCGCTTTAATAATATTCTGCATTCTAACTCTATTATATGTGTTTCCAGAATCATAAGTACTATCTACAAACCAACCTGTAAATGTTCCTGTATATGTTTTACTATTGTAAACTGCTGAAATTACTCTATTTACCCCATAAGTCATAGATATTGAACTACCTGCGGGATAATGTGTAGTGACCCTATATGCACTAACTACTCCTGTACTACTTGCAGAACCACCCTGTCTATAAATAGGAATAGCCCCTGTTGTTGAACCATCCTTTAATGTTAAGTTTAAAGTAGCATTTCCGCTACCTGCATAGGGCAACCAATATCTTATTTGTGTTCCATCTTTTAATTCAGTAATGGTATCACTTACACCAGTCCATGAACCTGTTGCCGCTGTTTGCGTACCAAGAATATATTCGCTACTTCGTGATAAAGCGGTTTCAATATCTGCCTGTGCATCTTCTGGAGCAGGAGACCAATCTGTAGCTTTATTACCTTTTTCTAGTTTAACATTTTTTATAGTACAGGTTCCGTTTAAAATACCTATACAAAAATAAATTCTTACTAAGGTCACAGTATCTGGAATAGTAAAAGTACAAACAGTTTTTCCTTCTACGACTTGTTTGTATCCTCCTGTTATGTCGCTCCATGAGGCTGTTTGCCCTGATGTTCTATTTCCTACTGAATAATTTGTATAACCCTCAGCAATATTAGAAGCATAAAAAGAAAGGGTATAAGTTACATTAGGCTCAACATCTATATCATAATATATACCATATCTCGTATTGCCATATATGTTTTCAATTGTACAAGAATCTTCAGTGTATGTAACCGTGACACGAGAAGAATTTTCATTAGTAAATGATTTTAAATTTTTAGAATAAGGAACTAAATTTCTCCCACCAATTTCAAGACTGGATAATCTTTCAATACTAAGCGTCCCCATATTAATATTATCAGCATTAATATTATTAATATTTGCACCATTAGCATATAATGTACCATCAGTTGTTACACCAAATTTAGAGCCAATGGCAAATCTTAAATTTGATACTGATTCATTATTAATAGTTCTGGTAAAATTACCATTAGATAATGATATATATCCAGAAGTGTTACCTGTCTTAGTTCCAGAATAAAATCCACTTGAATCAATGGTAAATCCGTTAGTAGAATTTCCTATATAACCAGAGGTAGCTGTTATTTCACCTGTTACATGAGCATCAGAACAATATAATGCACCTGTTTTAGTAACACCAAAATTAGTGCCAGAAGTAATTGTCCATCCACTAATAGATTCTGAACCACCTACAGAGACTGCTGTACCATTTCCCGAAGGAATTAACATGACACTATTAGCTTGACCTATACCTCCATACATTAATCCATTATCAGAATTTATAGTCCAACCACCAATTTTTCCAGATTTAGCAAACATATATCCGTCATTTCTAACATAAAAATTATCTGTCCAACTTCCATAATTAGTTCCATCGTAAGAACGTGAACCTGCTTTAATTATTTGTGTTGTTTGAGCCGTTCCAGTTACCAATCTAAGACCATATTGGGTTGAAGCCGTTCCTGTTGTTACAGGGGTATAATTATATAAATAGTCAGTATTAATATTCCAACCACCAATTTTACCACCAGAAACTTGAATATTACTGCCATAGAAAACTCCATCTCCAGTAATACCAACTTTATCTCCAATAGCAAATCTTAAACCTGCTCTACTAGTTCCACCAATTGTTCTTGTGAAATCAGCAGAAGATAAACCTATATTATTATCATTATTAGCTGTTAATGTCCCAGTATAAATAGCTGTAGACCCAATAGTAAATCCACCTATTTTACCACCATTGGCAACAATAGAACCACTAAAATAACCATTATTAGTATAAATACCCCATTGATTAGAAAGTGTAGTTCCATTAAAAGATAGCCCACCTAAGTTACCAATTCTTACATTGGGGGTCGTAGCTGTAGCAGTACCACCATGAATATCTATATATGTTCTACCATCTGTTCCATAACTGTTCATCATAATACCAACAGGATGGGCATCAGCAGTTTCATACATCATTACACAAAAATTATCTATATTTGTAGATGTATAAGAACCTGCTTCCACATTTCCAGAATTTTCGCCAGAAACACTAATAACTAAAGTATGACTGCTTGTATTAATACTTGTTACAGTACCATCCATAGTACCAGTCGTTACAGTCCCAATTTTACCAGAAGCTTTTATCTTTGCTTTTGCTCCCCAAACCACACCTGCTAGTGTAGTAGATGTTAAGGCAGAATCTGATATAGTTATATTTAAAGTTGAACCACTTTTAGTAATCGTAAAAGCGGTATTACTATCTGTAGGAAATTTTACAGTAGGAGATACATAAAAAGCACCACCTAATTGTGCTACAGATTGTAAATCAAAATGAGTAGCATGAAGTCTATCTATAACATTTAAATTAGTAACATTTCCAGAATTAATGTTAGCTGTTGTAATCGTAGTAGTAGGAACGGTTAAACTTGTAGCAATTTCAAGATTGGAAAATATTTTTAATATTCCACTAGCCCGTTCAATTATTCTTGATGTATAATCTGCTGTAGATTTATTAAAATGAAAATCTATGTAGGGAGTAGCATAAGACAACTCAATACCCCCATTATTATATAAATTCCCATTATTAGTTATTTTATCAGTAACAATTGTACCAAAAGTAGAATTTCCAGTAACATCTAAAGTGCCACCTATACTTAAATTACCAGAAGTTCCAAAAGTTCCACTTACTTCTATGTCTGTAGCATATAATTTATTTAAAAATTTAGAACTTCCAGTAACTATTAAATTTTGTAAAAATGCCAAACTTTTCACCTTCCTTTCTTATTAAAAAAGGAAGATGCAGTTAAGCATCCTCCTTATTATCAAATACTGATAACATTTCTAAATCTTCAAAAGTAAACTTACTGTCATCAGATAATTTATCAATTTCACTATCTACGTCAAATACATTAATAGTAATATCATTATCATCAAATAAAACTTCACGGAGTTTAGTATTAATATCTTCTAAATCTTGATTGTATTTAGGCATATATTCAGCCTTTACTTTTCTACCATCGACTTCCACATCCTGTCCATTTTCGTCTTTTTGAATAATTTTAGTTACTTCAGATTTTTCGTCATTCATAAAATAGTTATTTTTAAGACCTGATTCTAATTCCTCTTTAAATTCTTTAAACTTAGCATCTACTTCTAAAAGTTCCTTTAATGACTTCTTTATAGCCCATCTAGCTTTAATACTAAGTTCATCAATCTTTTTACTTTCAATAGCCTCATTTAGAAAAGCAACAATATTTAAAATTTCAATAGTCTGTAAAGTCTTATTCATAGTTTTGCTCATAACTTAATCTCCTTTTAATCTTAATAAAAATAAAATTTTTGCATATTAAATATTTTTAGTCTATAATAAGGTTTGTGACTAATTTTCATGATTCTCCATTCATACCAATCTGTAAAAATAATTCCAAAACACGAAATTAAAATCCAAACAAAAACAAAAAATAAATTACATTGTCCCCAGAAAAAGGTGAATGGAAGTTTAGAATAGTCCCATTGACTAAAATCTCTATTTACAATTAAACCTGTGATACCTTCAAGAAATGTACACATTAATCCACCTGCTATACATTGAATTCCAAACTCAGTATCATAGTCTAATACAATATCATTTAAAAACATTAAACATACAGTAACAATGCCCGCAAGGATATACATAGATTCAAAAGTATATCCTCTCCACATTATTTCTAAAGTTGTATATAATTCCCCACCAATACAAAATAAAAAATAACATTGAATAGCCTTTTCAATAAGAAAAGTTATTTTATTCTGGATTTGTTTCATCTGTTACTTCTTCATCTGAGGTATTGGTAGAGGGGGTAGAAGAGTTCATAATTTTTTCAGAAACCTTTTGCATGATATAAATAGCATAATTATAGATATTGGTTAAATTTTCTTGAAATGATTCTGGTAATTCAGACTCCCAAGTAATTTGCATCAACTCTTCTTTTGTCTGTACACCTTTAATCCACATATTAAATTGATTACATCTTGTCACTAAATAAGTTAATTTAAGCTGTAAAGTCATAAAAATTTTAAGCATATCTTTAGAGGGCATTAAATAACAATTATCCTTACTGGCATGATAGGGGACATACTCTAATTCTGGTACTATCATAAGAATATTTACTGCTGATTGAATGTTAGCTTGGTCTTCAGCTTTATATGTAAATTTCTTGTTACCAGAAGAAATTTCAATATAATCTCCATCATAAATCTCTTGCTGACATTGTTTACTAATAACTCCTAAGAGATATGTTCTATATTCTTCAGTAGTCATAGCATCAATATCAATAGTATTATCTAACTGTTCTTGAATCCGCTTTACCTGTTCAGCAATATTTGTTTTAGTTAAGGTTATCTGAATACCGTCTGCAAAAATATTTTCGTGAGGTACAAAAACACTTCCTAAATACGTCATAGATGAAAACGTATCAAAGATAGTATATTCTCCAACAGGATTGTCATTCATAAAAATTTCAATATAAGATATTTCTTTAAAAGCCTGTTTTAAAAGACTAAGATTATCTGACTGAACGGTTAAAGATTGAGAACTTTCAAAAGAAGAAGCATCCCAAGAGCATAATTTAAAAATATAATTATCATTCTTATTTACACGAACTTTAATAATCATTATAAAACCTCCTAGTATTCTATTATTTGATTAAATTTAATTTTATCATTATAAATTTCCATTTTATCTGGTTCTTCTATAATGCCTGTAGTTAATGTTGTACTAGAAGCAATGTCTTCTTGTGCTTCATTAGAAACATTAAAGATACCATTTTTTTCTATATTATTATTCATGATTTATTCCTCTATATATTCTGTAGCATACATATTTCCAGATGAGTCTAAAAATGCTGAGTTGTTATATAAAGATAAAATATCTGCATCAGATAAAGCTGTAGCATATATTCTAATATCTGATAGGTTGCCTTTAAAATAACTTCCACCCGGACTATGCGAATTAGTAGCTTCTGCACCAATTAAAATATCATTAGATTTGTGATAATAAACGGGAGTTTTGGTTGTGTATTTTGATGTTTTCCCGTAATAATTTCCATCTAAATATATTTTATTATCAAAACCATCATACACTCCTGTAAACATATGCCATCCTGCGCTTAAATCCGTATATAAAATAGGAACTCCTGTTACATAAGTATTTGATGTAACTCCTGTACCAATACTAAATCTTATCCCATTACTTACAGATTCAAAATTCCATCCTCCACCTTCAGTACATGCAATAAACCTTCTATTATTATAATTAGTCCAATCATCCATATATGCCCAAAGATTAATAGTAATTTCGTCTTTAACCATACCACCACGACCAACATTAATATAACTATTTGTTCCATTAAATTTAGTAGAAGCTGAATATCTTGGAGTATCAGAAATATAATCAGCAATATTATATTTGGTGCCATTGTGACAATAACCAGAAACATCATATTCTATATTATCTTCTGTTGATAATAAAGTTAAATCTGTTAATGTTATACCTGCTTGATAACAAGAAGAAAAAGCATAAACTTTTACATATTTAGCCGCAGATAATCGAGGTACTTCACTTGAAAAAGTCCCTTCTTTATATGTCCAATCAGTTATTGTTGTATTATTGATTCCACCTAATGGATAGTAATAACTACCTCCTGCGGTAGATGCACAAACTTTTGTCCCTATTGGTTTATTTGCCCCTGTATAAGCAGAAATTAAAGTAATAATATTATTTGTTTTATCTAAATTTGTTTTAGCTCCTTTTCCAGTAGCAAATATTCCTAAATCTTGTGTATAAAAACCATCTGGATAAATATAACCAGTACTATCTTTATAACCAAATAATGCCGCATAATTATAATAATTTCCACTATTGGCATTCCATTTACTTAAATCATCAACATATATTTTAGTATCACCCTTTTTTAATTCTTGTGTTAAAGTTGTCATAGTAGAAAGATTAAAACCTTCTGTACAGTTATAACAATAAATAAAATTTTTATCAGCATCATAAGGTGATAAACTAGGATAAGAACTTCCCGAAGAAGATGCGGCTTTAACCCATGTAGAAAATTGATATGTATGATTTCTATATATTGGAATATATTCTACACTTGTAACATTTTTATAACTATGATATATCTCTGGATGATTAGCAGGAACATCATCATACATATTAGAAGCATCTTGCCAATTTTCCGCACCTAATTCACCAAATCCATTTTTTAATAGATTAATTGCCCCTAAACTATTTCTATTTAAAAGATAATGAGCCACTAAGCCTTGAGATATTAATTTAATTTGCATAGGAGATAATGCTTCGTCATATATTCTTAAATCATTCATCGAACAATGTGATTGATATGATGTTTTGTGATTTGACGCTCCTACTGTAATAGTTGTTATTGCTCCAAAATTAGGAACAATAGACGTATCATAATCATGATATAAATCTCCATTAATATAAATTAAACAATGTCCAGATTTATACACTAACCCAATATGATACCAAGTATTTAATTCTAAGTTAGGGATTAAATAACTTTCATTACTTGCGGTACTTCCATTTGATATTGTAAAACAACAACTTGAGTATGTACTATATCTTAAAAATCCAAAAATATAATTATTCCAAGAATAACCACCCTTTCCCGCTTGAAAGAAAGTTGCATAAGAAGCGTTCCAACTTAATATTTTTAGCCAAAAACAAACAGTAGCTTCTGTAGCAGAAGTCATTGATTCTTTAGGGATAAGTAAATATGATTTAGCCGTTCCAAAATTATAACATTTACCAATCTTACCATCATCTCCTATAGATGCTCCATCATTTGTTACAGAAACGTCTGTTAATCCTTTATTTTCTAAGCTACCATTTAATGGCAACCATATTTGTAAACCCATTATCTCACCACCTTTATTTTTATTTTATTAGAAATAGGACATAAGGAGTCGAACCTTATGCCCCAAATTATTTTATTTACATTATACAAAACTAAACTCTAAACATTTATATGTTGAATTGTAAGTTAATTTAGCATGAGAACCCACAGTTACCGTTCCAAGTGTTCTCAATCCACCATTGCCAATATAAACTTCTCCACCCTCATTATTAAGAGTTAAAGTATTAGTTGTTGTTCCATTTCCTTTTGCTGTTATTTCATTAGCGTCTATTTCAATATGGCTTTGTGTAGCTGTACCACCAACTATTAAAGCAGGACTATTATTAGCTGTCCCAGAAAGGTCAGTAGTTTTAGATAATACTAAAGTACCAGTTACAGTACCACCAGACAGAGGAAGATATGTAGATGATATAACATTTCCATTTCCGTCCTGTGTAGCCTTAGTTGCAGAAGCCGCATTACCAGTAATTGAACCCACTGTTAAAACATTAGTTGAAGGATTATATTTAAAATCATTATCATATGTAGGTTTACCAACTGCTCCGCTAGAAGCAAACCAAACGCTTCTTTCATTATTTCCACTTGCTTCTTCTATTCCAGTATAATTAAAAGCACCAGTTTTACTTATAGTTAAATTACCTGTTACAGTCCCACCAGATAATTTTAAATAAGTAGAATTAATAGTATTACCATCACTATCTTTAGTAGCTTTAGTTGCAGAAGCAACATTTAAAGTAGTATCAGCAGTAATTTTATTCTTTATATATGACCATAAAGCTGACATTGGTCTTCTATGATAGGTTGTAGTTGTTGTACCACCACCCACATATTGAGAAATATAATAATCTGCATCTACAGGTGTACTTGAACCTGTACCGAGAGCATTAAGAAAAGCATTAGCCGCATTATTAGCAGTTGTTTGTCCCGTGCCACCTCTACTAACAGGCAATGTACCAGATGTGATTAGTGAAGCACTAAAATCTTTCCAAATACCTGTTGTTCCATTACTGACAATAACTTGACCATTTGTACCAGAAGATGTTGGTACTTTAAATAAACCACTTACTGTAGCCACACCAGAAGTAATAGAAACATCAATGCCACTAGTACCAATAATACTATCAGCAGTAATAACGTCATCAATACTACTAATCTTAATAGCATCCAGTTTTGCTTTATCATCTTTTGACATCCAACCTGCGTCAGAAGTTGAAGCATTACCACTAATTTCTGCTTTAGTCCACGTAACATTTCCAGAACCATTTACAGAATGTCCTGTATTTCCAATAGTTAGTGTTCGTCCAGTTGTCCATACATCAGCTTTATCAGCAGATGTAGCATTACCAGTTAAATCACCAATAAAACCACCTGTAGCAGTTAATTGTGACATATTAGGATTAGCATAAATACCATTATTCAAAATGGCAGTTTTAGCACCTCTGGAATTTGTACTTGTAATACCTGCTGTATCAGAGAATAGAAGAGGGTAACTATTATTTGCTGTACTATAAGCCTGTGTAACTAAAGTGTCTGTATTCGTGTCTTGTGTGGTAATTGTACTAGTTGTGTTATCACCCTTTGTAATCGTAATAACTTTTCCATTAATACTAAGACTTTTAATATAAGAAGAAATGGTATTTCCTTCTGTATCTTTAATAGCTACATTAGCCGTACCAGTTAAATTACCATATACAGTGTTATTAAATCTTGCAACTCCATTTACTATTAAATTTCCTGCACTAATAGAATCAGCCTGTAATTCAGCATTAACTATTGTAGCACCAGAAATAGTACCACCTGTATTTTTAAAATATGTGGTTTTAATTACATTACCGTCTTCATCTTGTAATGCTTTAGTTGCTGTAGTAGCTGTAGTAGCATTACCTGTGATTGAACCTACTGTTAATATATTTGTTGAAGGATTGTATTTGAATTTATCATTATAAACTGGTTTACCTTTATTACTTGAATCACTAAACCATACGTGCCTACTGGTATTTGTTGTTCCATTTTCTATTCCAGTATAATTAAATCCAGAAGTTTTACTCACTGTTAAATTTCCAGTTACAGTTCCACCAGATAATTTCAAATAAGCCATAGAAATATCTAAACCATCTTTATCAGCTATAGCTTTAGAAGATGTTGCGGTTAATGTGCCTTCTACTGTTAAATTGCCACTTATTACGCCACCCGTTAAAGGAAGATATGCTCCATCAACACCACTAATAGAAGCATATTTTTCAGAAAGTTTTGTACCATTTTCATAAATGTTTCCATCTTTATCTACCTTAAATACATATTCCCAATCTGTTTCCATAACGGGAATGGTAGATTCATGTTTTCTTGCATATAAGAACAGGTCACTTATTCCTGCAATATAACCAGATGCGGTCGTATCTAATTGAGGGGCTTGCATACCAAAATCATAATAAACATTATTATATTTTGGATATGTTATATTTCTAGTTGAATCATATGACTGAGTATTAACTTTATCATCATGAATCATAAATTGCCCAGATTGAATATAAGAACTACCATGAGCAATAATAGCCGCTGACCTAGAAGCATTATAATCTGTCTTAGTCCCAATTTCCCAATAGTTACTTGCACTATCACCAATAGAACCAGAAGTAGCTATAACTTCACCATTTATATATGCTTTACCATTTGTATTATCTACAGCAAAATTAGGAGTTTCAATATTACCTGTACTAAGATTAAAATAACTACCTGTAGTAGAATAAGCAGAAGTGTTTCCACCTGTTCTAGTATAATTAGTAGATTTAATAGCATCAGTAGCAAGCATAGCAGTAGTAATAGCATTAGCATGAATCTTACCACCAGAAATAATTGTAGCTGAACCATTATTATCTTTAATTATAAATTTATTAGTAATAGCTTGGATGCCATCAGCCGTAATTTCATAAGAAGAAGACTGACTTCCTCTTTGAACCAACCACTTAAAACCATCAGCAGTTTGTTCAGCTATACTTAAAGCTGACATATCCACTTTTCCAAATTTACCATCTTTAAAAGCATAAAGGGGATGTTCTGCCAATAAATAAAAATGAGTCGTACTATAGGCTTGTCCTAAATAAATATAAAAATATCCATCTTCAGCAGTAGGAGTATCTTGAACAATAGGTTCTGTACTTACAGGGGTAAAAGTTGTCCCAAATAAAGTACCCTTTATATAAAGAGAATCATAAGGAACTAATGTTAGTTCTTGCGTAGGAGCAATAGGCATGGGCATTATAATGTAATTATCAGTCCCTGTTTTATTCATCCCAATTGCTGAATTAGCATATAAAATGGGATAATTAATATCAAAATCTGCACCTAAATTTAATTGGTTATATCCTGTACTATCACCAACTATTAAATGTGTTTTAGTAATAGCTTCTTTTGCAAAAATTGCCCCATTATATCTTGTTCTATCATATGTATTACTATTAGTATCATAATTTGCATCAGCCCACCATCCTTTGGGGATAGTTGTTTTTCCTATCGTAACATTTTCTCTATATGTTAGTCTAATTGCATTACCCGCCGCATAGTGTGACCCTAATCTAGTTGTTGAGCTATAATAACATGGAATAGCCCCTGTAGTAGTGCTTTCTCCTGTTTCTGCATTTTCTAATGTTAAATTTAAAGTAGCATTAGAAGCACTAGCAACAGGTAGCCAATATGTTATTTGTTGTCCATCCTTTAAAGTGGAGATTTTATCTGTTGTACCAGTCCAAGAGGCATTACTAGTTGCTCCACTAGGGAGAGTATGTGTACCTAATATATATACATTTGAATAATTTAAATCATTTATTGTTTTTGATACACTAGTTTTAATTCCCTCCACGGTTTGTTCCAGTGTTGAGACCTTACCTGTGACAACAGTATTATTATCATCAACAGTAGTAGATAAATCTGATACTGTACTTGAAATTCCACTAATATCTTGTTCTGTTTTAGATACTCTGTCTCTTACTTGAGAAACAGTAGAACCATCATATTCATCAATTTTAGTTTCTATATCTGATTCCCAAATTTTATTTACAATATTTTGTTCTGTTTGACTAACTCTACTTTCGATTCCATTAATTGTAGCATCATAAATAGCAGTTGAATCTTGAGTAGTTCCGTCTGAAAATACTGTACGCTGTTTTGTAAATAAATATTTTCCTGTGGTTATTTCGGGCTTAGTAGTATCCCAAGAACCACCAGTTAACTCACTAGGGGAATCAGACAGGTAGTACATAGGCGTAACTGAAGAAACACTTACGCCTATGTCACCTTTTTCACCATTTTTACCGTCATTTACATTTATAACGGTAACTGTCCCATAAGCTTTTATACTCATATGACCTCCTTTCATGTCTTGCTATTTGAGCATAAAAAATAACAAGACATTAAGGATTGCCTTGTTTAACCAGTAACATCACAAATGAATTGCATCCTTCCATTAATCATTGAAGGGTCAACATAAAAACATCTTGTATCTTTAAAAGCAGATGTTGTATCAATTGCGTTACCACTATTATCTAATCTATAATATTTATAAGTTAATGTATCTGTTTCTGTAGCATCTGCCCAACTTGTACCATTGTACTTCTTTAAAGTACATGTCTTTTTACTTTTATCTAAATGATAATAAAAATCACCACTAGAAGCACCAGTAGGAGCAGTATCACTAAATACAGTAGATTTAATAGGGTCAACCTCTTCACCATTTTGATATACTCTAGTGTAAATTGCACCAAACCCCTGTGAATTTTTAAATTGTTCTACAGTAGCAAACGTATATGCAACGTAAGGGTCACTTGTATCATCAATAGTATAATATGCTGTATATGTTTTACCACTATAACTTACTTGGCATCTAAGCCACATCTGGTCTTCAACATCATCTGCACTAATTGTAATACTAGTGCCTGTTTGTCCAGATATAGTTGTATATCCAGTTCCAGTAAATTTAGCCCATGCAACTGTAATAGAAGAATCAGATGTTTTATCTTCTGTTCCATCTGTTAACAAACATTTAATTGTAGTCGTAGATTTAGTCGTAGAAACTGTACCACCATCTTCTGAATATAATTGAAGAAGAACAGCATTAACTCCACTATTTGCTTGTATATTTTTAGTCCAAGTATATTTTTGGTCTACTGATGTAGTAGAAGTATCACCTGTATTAGCATCTGTAATAGTAGCTGTTAAAGTTATAGTAATATCACCTGTCAACAAATCTACATTCCCAAATGTCGCATCTTTCGCCACTCTTAATACTAATAAACCTGCGGAATTAGCTGTTCCTGCTGTATTAGATTGTACTGTAACGCCTGTAGGTAATGTTCCAACCGTAGCTGTAACTGGTACTCTGGTAATACCTTGATAAGCAGAAAATGGAATAGAAATATCCTTTTGTGCAGTTGCCTTTTTTGCAGTCGTACACGGTATAACATCACTATAATTACTCAACCACATTGAAACACCATTACTACCATTTGTACCAGAAGCACCAATAGAACCATCTTGTGTAATAATAACAGATTGACTATCTAATTCAGTTGTAGTTCCACCAGAAGCATATAAAATACATCTAATTCCTGTTACAGTATTGGCTGATGGAGTATAAACTTTACTAGATTCATCTTTACTGCTAGTGTACTTATTAGTATATGTAGAACCATTAGTTGTTTCTGAAATAATAAATCTTCCAGAATAAGAAGTTTTTGTTAAATCTTCTCCCGATTTCTTATAAGCATTAAAAGTAACAGAAGAAGGTGAAAGATTTGCCAGTTTATTTTTAGCGTCTCTTCCCCACTTCATTACATAATAATCAGGCTCTACACTGTATAAAACAGCATCTTGACCATTAGCACCTGCATACTGTTTTGTAATTGTATATCTTTTTTGGATTTCATCATAACCTGTTCTAGTGCAAACAAATGTTACAGAACCTACGTCTGTCGTTAATCCAGTAGGAGAGTAAGTATGTGAAGTAGAATTATATGTTCCTGTTATGCCAGAACTCTTTTGAGCAGTAATATTCCAATCATTAGTGACATCTTCTCCACCTTCAAAGATTTTAATTGTAGTAACCGCTTCTGCCCAAACCGTACTTGATACTGGGTCTCCATTAGGTTTAACAGGAAGCAAGAAACTTTCGTTTGTTAACAGTGCGCTTACAACGGCATCACCCGCAATACCATCATAGATTTTATTAATTTGAATATCATCATAAACATCATTGTCATTAGTAGTTGCTCTAATAACTGCATATCTATCATCATTAATCCAAATACTGGCTTCATCAGCCCCAACAACTAATTCAGTAGCTGTATTTGATTTATTATATTTAGCTGTTACGGGATAAGGAGCATAAGTACCATCAGATTTCTGATATTGCCATTGTCCCATTGAAACATTAGATAAAAGTGCTTTTAAAGTAATAGTTCCAGTTCCTACAACACTTTTATCTGCTTTATATAGGAAAGCTGTTTCACCAACAATATCAACATCTTTAATTTGTGTAGCTTGAGTGACTAATGTATAAGTAATATTAGCTTCTGTGGTTAAAGGTACTCCCGTATTAGGGTCAGTATATGTAAGTGTGCAAATATATGTAAGCTGTCCACTAGAAACAGAAGACATTTTATTTGCGCTAACGGTTAATACTCCATTTGAAACCGTTTCACCCGATGTAAGAGCCGTAGCTGTACCAGACCCTTCTTTTCTCGTGTATGTAATAGAAACACCTTGTGATGTAAGAGTAAGAGGTTTACCATTATAAGAAATCACAGGTGTAATACTTAAATTGGAAGACAACCAATCTGGTGTGTAACTTCCAGTCCCATTATTAGCATTAGGGTCATATATGACTGACAAAGGCTGATTACTTGTACAATATAAATTTATTGACCCTACATCTGTTAAATCAACAACAGATACGCTTGAAAACGCTTGTATTTTAGCCATATTTCCTCCTTAACCTGAAGTTACGGTTACACCCTCATATTCGAATTTACATTGAAAATCTGCATTAATTCTTACATCGTTTGCCGTAACTTGAATTATTTTTGTTCCTGTGGAATGTTGGTCATTCCAATATATATCTCCATATGTATCCTGTGATGTACGTGTCCATATAAAGTATGAAGCATCATAATCATCAGTTACATCTATATTGTTATTAAATAATTTTGCATTAAACGTTAATGTAGCCCCATGAATATTAGTTCCATTAGGGCATTCTATATATAAATCAAAATTATTTATATTATCTATTTTTTCATCTAAAGCATTTAAAGCTGAATTAGTATTTGTCTTAAAAGATGTATAAGAAACACCAAATTGTTCTTTCCCATCATATATCTTAGTTATATCAATACCACCTTGCTCATTAGGTTCAAGAATTTCAAATCCTAATTTAGTTTTACCTAAAGTTCCATCTCTAACCATATCATTGACAATTAATTGGTCTGCAATAGCATTAGATGTAATTCCTTCTGGAGTAAGAATGGTAGCTCCTTTTTCATTTCTTAAAATAAGACTTGGAGTAGAAGAGGTATCATATCCTAGTTGTATTCCTACATATTCTTGTTCTTGACCTTCTTCATCCGTATATGTCCCTTTAATTTGAAGAGCGTCACCATTCATAACCATAGAACCATTTTCAGACAGTATTCTCATATTATTAGTAAGAACAATATCACCTGCTTGTAAATCACTTACTGAAATTTGACCTGCTATTAAATCTCTAAAATATCCTGTATCAGCTTTTTGTTCAATAACTGTATTAGACAATCCTTGTAAATATTTAACAAAAGCAGAATCGGCAGTTAATGTATCAATACTAGCCATTTTAGCTTTTAAATCGTCAACATCAATTTCAGAAGCTACAACTAAAGTGGATTCAAGATATTGAATAAAAGCACTGTCAGCTTCTAAACTATCAATCTGAGCAAGTTTAGCTTTTAAATCATCTACTTTAATTTCAGAAGCAGTTACTAAATTAGCTTCTAAGAAATCAATAAAAGCATTATCAGCAGTTAAACTATCAAAGTCACCTTCTTTGGCTTGAATCAAAGCTGTAGTTATAGAACCTGCTGTTACCATTTCTGATGTTAAAAAGTCTACTGCTTCTTCACTAATATTTTCTTGACTAAGATTAGAAAGATTATTAAGCATTATATTAGTGTTGCCATCATCTAATAGTGTTAGGTTTTTAGCTGTAATAGTTAAAACGCCATCTGTAAAATCAAGATAATTTTCATTATCACCAATATGAGCTTCATCAGATGAAAGTTTCCCAGTAAAACTACCATTACCACTAGAATCTAACCCCATAACTGTATCTGGTTCTGCTGTTCCATTTTCTTTAAAAATAGTAAATAAAGATTCTGAGTTATTAGGATTTATTTGAATAGTATTAACACCATTTGTTACAGTTAATCCGTCATTATCAAACGTTAATGTACCTGCATCATTATATATACCAAGATAATCACCTAAAATTAAAGAACCTTTTAATACTTCACCATTAATACCATAGGCTTGTACTAATGTACCTGTAGCGGGGTCTTGGAAATAAAACCTACCAATAGCAGTTTTAGTTGTCTTCCAATTATCATCTGTAACTGCCCAAGTACCTGCTGTAATCTTAGACTGCTCATCATCATACGTTCCTGTGTCTGGATTATACCGTCTAAACAACATTCCGCTTTCATTCCATACCTGTTCTTGATTATCTGCTTCATTTACCATTTTAGTGGTAGCAGATTCAATACCGTCTGACATCCAATTTTTTACTAAAGTATAAGAATCATTACCTTTTGTAGATTGTCTGCGAACAGAAGTGTAAGAAGTAGTCATATTAATAGCACGTTGAATAACAGAAGCTTGGTCTACACTACCATCCATTGTCTCTGTTATATCAGAAAATTCAACTTGGATAGTCTTTAAATTATCAAAATTAATTTGATATTTAATTAGTCTAAGTTTATATATATTATCATCAACTTTTATTCTAATCCAGTTACCAACTTCAAAATTATTTAATAAAGGTTTAAATTTATCTAATTGAAGAAGATTATTTAAACTACATGTGATAGAATGTTGAGCAGTAGCAGAAGTATATATATCTTTCTTTGCATTTTGAATAAATTCTTGTGCTTTAGCAATTAACTGAGCATTAGACAATCCATCTGAAATAAAATTAGTATTAGAATATTTATCCTCTCTACGGTATAAAGATAATTCATTCCATAATTTTTGTCCTAAAAACTTTTCTAAATCTAATTGCGCTTGAATACCCTGTCTAATATTAGATATATTTTTTTCTACTAAATCAATAGTTTCTATTTCATTATCTCTTAAAGACATTTCTTCTTCAATAGCTTGGGCTTTTTGATAATAGGGTAAATATACATCATGGTATATATCAGTAGCAAACTGCCCATCAGGATTAGAAGCTCCCTGTTCAATTAAAATAGATAAACATGATTCAGCAGAATCAGAAAATGTATTTAAACTATCAAGATTATACTTTTTTAATTCAGCTTTTAAATCATTTAAATCTTTTTTAAATAATTCTGTAACGCTTAAATTTTCATCTGAAGCTTTAGCCAGATAATTATCAATTTGTTGTTTTAAATATGTTTCTAAATCATCATTAAAATTAATAGTGATTTCTTCAGTGGTATAAGTATCCTCGTCATCAGAATAATTTGTAACAACAAATTTACCTTTCCATTGTTTATTATCTTTATCTAAAGTATATTCACCCAAATCTGCAAAGTATCTACCATCTATTATTGATTTAGCTTTAGCAGTAACAGAATTGTTAGCTGTTGTTTCAGATAATGTGCTTAATTTAGCTAATGCACAAGGAGACATAGAAGAGTTAGTTAATTTTTTACCTTCTTTTTCTGCACTAGTATCAGACATTTTCCTAGTAGGCATCATAGTACTAGATAAATAAAATTTAAAATCCATAGCGTCAAAGAAAGCATTAATTAATTCTTCAAAACCATTTATAGAACTATCTAAATAATCAAGGTCTTCTAAGTTTCCCCCTTTATATTTATCTACTAATCTATTGTAATCTTGAATTAGTTTTGTATTAAAATCTATGCCTTCTGCTTTATTATACCTGTTATATAAAGCATCATATTCTTCAAGTCTGGAAACTAATTCTGGTGACATTTCTTCTTTCATATCATCAGTAATATACCAAAGATAATCTCCACCATTAGGATTACAAGACCTAATAGTAGCTGTCATCAAATCGTCTCCACCTTCAAGCTTAAAACAGTTTTTTACAGAATCTGTATCTGTAGAAAAATTAATTTCATTCGTTAACTCTTTTACATCAACAAATATTCCAGTATCTTTTCCATAACCTTCTGTTATATTTGTACTTTCACATTCTGGACACTTTCCTGTAAATTTACCTCTATATCCACATGATTTACAATTTGATTCTAAATCATAAACACTAACCATTCTTTTTGGCTTATTGTTTTCATCTGAACTATTTTCATAAACAAATAAACAGTCTATTTCTTCAGCAACAGTATTAAAGCCATCATGGATAGATGTAGCATCAAATTCAAAGGTTCGTTGAAGTCCTGCAATAGTATCGTCTACATGATTGATACTATAATTAGGAGCTTTCTGTAACATTCTATGTAATAAAGAACCATTATAATCAGAAGGATTATATAATATTGTGGGGATATAATCATCTCTTTCAATATCTTCTTCAGTATTAATTTGTATATTATAAAGATTAATTTGAGAAAGTTCTGCTTCCCCTAATCCTTTTACAGATACAGTTTTTACAGTTTCAGTGCTTTCAGATATATCTAAAGTAAGCTGAAACCATTTATCCCATTCTTTGCAATATATTAATCTAAAATCTTTTATTTTATTCCATAAAGGGTCTACACTACCATCATCTAATTTTTTATAAACATCAAAATTAAACTCGTCAGGTTGTTGTAAATAACCTGCTAGATTAATATTTCTGGCATTAAGTTTTCCATATATATTACCACTTCGACTTGCTAAAATTAGTGTAGGCTCTACAGGAAGATTTTGTGCGTTAAATCGTATATTAATAGCCATACACTCTCTCCTTTACATTAGTCCGTATTTGACAAAAGGTTTATATGATACTGTAATTGAACAAGGAAGTGATACAGTATAGGTATTAATATTATTATGATAAGTTGTAACTAATTCTGGAAATTCCCAATTAAAATCATTTAAAATATGAGATTGGATAGAAGAAATGATAACTGGATGATTTAATGTAATTACTTCTCCGTTAGAGCAATTTTTAATTTCCGTGGTAATTAATGTTCTGTCGTTAGTAATTTTTAAATCTCCATCTCCATTTACAATAATTGAAAATATGGGATAAAAACCACCTTCTGCATCAGATTCACTCTCTACGGTAAAAGTCCAATCAGATTGTTCCCCTATATATTCATTACTAATTTCTTCATATTGAGTAAAAGGACTATTACTTGTAAATTGACATTCTAAACCAATAGTTCTAGCACCTATTTCAATTCTTTCAATAGATTCAAAACTACCTTCCCAAAATAAATCCTTATAAACATTTTCGTATATATCATTACCTTCTTCGTCTGTTCCAGTCTTTACCATATAAATTAATTTTAATTTATGATAAGATACTCTATTTAGCCATCTTGCCAGTTTTCTTACCTCAATAATACTCAATTCCATATTATTAACATTTTCTTCACAAGGCTTTTTAATAATTGGAATAGTTGTTTCAAGTACCTTGTCATATTCACTACTTGTTAAAGACTCTTTCATTCCATTTAGTATTGAAACAGTATTGAAGGTAATTTCTGAACCAATAGAAACATTATTATTTTGGACACCATCAAATCCACCAATCATATATCCGTAATCACTTAATTTTTCCCCATCATATTCAAAATCATATGCTAACATATTAACTTAACACCTCCAATCTAATTTCAATTTTTAATATAGAAAAATCAAGTTATAAATTTCATTATAACGAAATGGAAGAATGGGCTGTGACACCCATTCCCCCTAAATATAATATTTAAATTTAGGTATTAAAACTCTAAATTTGGCTTATTGTGTAGTTTGTTACACTTTAAACTTCTTTAAAGCACTTCCCCCAAACATCCTATCTACAGTCATAGCCCTAACCATTTTTTCAAACTGAGGACTATTTTTACATTCTGTCATGAATGTCTGGAAGTCAGTAATATTACCACCATCAATATTAAATGTAATATTAATATCTCCAATAGTATTATTAGTAATAGTGCTAGGAATAGATTCATAGTTAGTTCCATCAGTAAACTGCTTAAAGAAATCAGTAGGATTATTAAAGAATGCGAACATATTCTTAGTAGCTATAGGGTCAAGGATACTGTCACTCTTAACGAGAGGAGTAAGAATAGCTCCGTCAGTAGGTCTGATAATGGCTTCAGTCTTACCGTATTCTTGAGTCCAAGCTTCTCTGTTAGAACCAATTTTATATGCACCAGTAGCATAGTTATATTGTTTCTTGGAATAAGTTTTAGGTTTGCCATTCTTCTTAGTTAAAATTCTACCTTCTTCGTCAAAATAATAAGTGTTTCCACCAATAGTGGATTTCTTATTTTTGACTACGTGACTACTCTTATTTAATCTATAACGATAAATTTTACCATTAGAATCTTTATAGTCTAACCAATTACTGGTTAAAGCAGAATTATCACTTTGTTTAAAGTAATAAGTAAATCCATCAATATCTTTAAAGCCTTTAATAGCCTTACCTTCTTCATCAAAATAATATTTCTTATTATCAATAGTTTGTAAACCATGTACCATTTGCATAGTATTAGGGTCAAAATAATATTTTTGACCGTCTATAGTTTGCCAACCACTAATTTTCGCTCCACCAGATTTAGAATCATAGTAATATTTATTACCATCAACCTCACGAAGACCGTATAATTGCTTACCAGATTTTTTACTAAAGTAATAGTCTTTACCATTAATAGTAACATTACCAGTTTGCATTTCGTTAGTCTTAGGGTTAAAGTAATATTTCTCTCCATTAATTTCAGTTAATCCACTAGCCATCTGTCTAGTAGTATCATCAAAATAGAAAGTTTTACCATTTTCTGTTATAAATCCATGTGCCACATTACCTTGATTATCAAAGTAGTAATTCTTTCCATTGATAGAATGCATACCACCTTTTAGTACATCATTAGAACCAAATTCACGGTATTGCATATTACCATTAGAATCAGTTATCCAACCATATTCCTCTACTCCTAAAGGAGTTTCATTAAGTTTATTTTTAGCATTAGTGTCTGAATTATTATTGGTATCTATAACATTTTGTAAAATACCCGCTATAGTTTGACCAATCTTTGTCGCAAGTTTATCTCCATCCGCAAAATTAACTATATTATTTAATGCTTCTGTTAAAGTATAATCTACTTTATCAGCACTCTCTAAAATAGCATTTCGAATATCCGTTCCATTTGCATTAACACGATTAACAACATCAGATATTAACGCATCGGTGTCTTTCATTTTTTCATCTAAAAGTTCTTCATATTGTTCATATAAATTATCTAAACTTTCAGTTATATCAGATTCATTATGTTCTCTCTGAGTATCAGATAAAGCTTTCTGGGCTTCTTTTAAACTTTGCTGTAATTGTTGAACTTTTAATCTAGACTCTTCGGAATTATCTCCGCTATAAGCGGCAATTTGTTTCTGAAGTTTAGCCACTTCTTCTGCTTGGTCTGTTACATTATCTTGATAACTTAACAGGTCACTTTGAGAAGACATAGCTTCTTTATATTTATCAATTAATTTCTGAAGAGATTCAAGCTCTTTATCGATACCTTGTTGAATAAGGTCTTTAATAGCATCTTTTTCAGAATAAATATTGCCAATAGCATCTTGCTGTGCTTCAATTAATTCATAATATCTATCAATTAATTCTTGATTATAAGGGTCTTTAGCAATAGCATCTCTAGCTTCTTCAATAGCTTCTGCATATTCTTCAGATTGCTTTGTGTAAGTCTCTAAATTAGAAACGTGTAAAGCCTGTGAAGCTAATCCTTGAGATGTATAAACTCCTTTTTCGCTAAACAACTCTTCATTGGATAAAGTATCAATCATGAAATTAACTTCATCAGTTAATTTTTTGATACGTTCTTGTCCAAGGTCAAAGTTATCCCATTTAATCTGTCTAATTTCATTATTATATTCAACTAAAGCTTTTTGAGAACTAATTATAGATTCTGTAATTTGGTCGATACTGGAGACTGTTTCTAACCATTGTTCAGAACCACGAATAATCATTCCTTCAGCTATATTATCCTGTAATTGTTCAAAAGCTTTCTGACGTTCTTTGGTTAAAGCTTCAAAATTCTTTTGTTCCCAATCTTGTAAAGCTTGATAATATTTAGAACTAGAATTTAATCCTTGTTCTTCAGCTAAATCCATTAAAGCATTGATAGAAGAAATCTGGTCTTGATATTTATTAGAGATAGCTTCATATCTTGCGATAATATTATCTATCTTTTTCTGATAAAGTTCATTTTCAGTTTCTTCTAATTCAGCAATTTTAACACGGCAATCCTCTGCGGCTTTGTACCATTGTTGATATTCGTCTATCTTTTTCTTCAGCTTTTCATCTGTAATCTTTTCAATGTCAATTGTACCCTCACGTACTTTCTTGGCATATTTTTCACTAAGACCTATAGATTCAGCTTCTTTAAGATAACGTTTATAACCCGCTTCTTGAATTGCTATTTCATCACTAACTGCTTTAATTTCTTTAGACAGTGCTTTATTTCTGTCACTCCAACTACGATAAACACTATCAACAACATCATTGAGTTCATCAATTTGTTGTTCAATACGTTCAATCGCAATTGCAATCCAATCCATCTTTTCAGCTTCATTATTGTTATTATTATTACCAGAAGATTTCTTCCCAGAAGATTTATTTCCACTACCAGAAGAAGAGTTATTACTGGTTTTAGAATTAGAAACAACTGCATTTGTTCTACGTCTACCACCAGAACCCGCAGAGTAAGCAGTACCATCTGCATGGGCTTTACCTCTACGAGAACCACTGACAATTCTACCTTTTTCAAATATCTGTTTAGTTTGGTCTGCGTTAAAAACACTTAATATTTATTTCGGTTCGCTACACCGAAACGGTCAATACGACCCTCTATGTCTCCATAGAGAATAGACTATATCTTTATGTGAATAATTTTTTTTCTAAAATATTAATAATATTATCATAATCCCAATAAGGTATACGAATTAAATCTATATGATTAACATAACAATAATTTGTTTTAATTAAATCTCTTCTTTTAACATCTTCAAACATTTGTAAGGCTTCTTCTTGATTTCCATTTCTTGGAATAGGCATATAATGTCCCTCTCCATCATATTCTATACAAATATTAAAATCTGGTAAATAAAAATCAAATGGAAGGGGAATTTTATCTTTACAATCAGAAAATCTATATTCTTTTTCATAATTAACATCGTATTTATCTAAATACCGTTTAATTTTATATTCCCCTTTACTAATACTATTAGAACATTTAGGACATAATTGCCCCTTACATTTTTTAAAAGTCCCATAAGAAGTAGAAAATATATTATTACATTCTTTACACCTAATTTTTAAATTTTTATAATTCCATCCTTTATAATCTTCTGGATTTAATAATTCAGTATCATATAAAGAAAAAGTATATAATAATTTATCTAAATCAGTCCTAGCAAGCATATGTGTATATTCATTACTACATTCTGGGCATCCATGTTCAAGAACTAACATATAAATCTTAGTTTCATGAACACCATGAATTGGACAACTATATTTTATTTTTGTAGAACTTGTTTGTATTTCTTCTTTTGGAGTTAATAAAATATAGTTCTTTTTATTGCAGAAAGAAATAGCTCTATTATATAAAGATTCTTGCCTTTCTAATAAGCTATTATCACTAGTTTTTCTTTGCCTACATTTAGCACAAGAATACTTATCAAATTTATATTTTACATAATCCTTATATTGAGGATGTATAATTTTTCCACAATAATCATATACAACATCAACTTTTACACGGCTTCCTAACTTTAATTCTTTAATTGGGACTTTTATTTTATCTCCAATTTTTATATCAGTATATCCTCGCTCTTTAAAATGCTTTATATTACTCCCACCTATTGAAACGGGGATAAGTTGATTTTCTATTATCATAATATTTCACATCCAATCATATTATATTTAATTAATTCACATAATTACCATTTCGAATTGCCAATCGCTTGCAATTCTACTCCCTTTCGGGATAGTCGTTGAGCGTTCCTCTATTCGAGGCTTCGTTGCTGATTGTCTATTTTAACATAATACTTAGGGTTTAACCATATACCATGCAATTAATTTTTTCTACTTTCGTAACCATCACGGTTAAACATATTTCATTTTTACGTTGTGGTTTAATTGCCTTTAAGATTTTTCAGCAGTTAGATAATTTTTACATATATATCACTATATACGGACACTATTTTATTAATGTCACCTTGCTGTAAATGTACCATCTCAGTAGATTCAGAACCTACGGTGAAGAAATGACCATTTCTGACAACAAGTTCTTCACCAAGTTCTCCAACCAAAGCATCTTGGTCATCAGGAACACCCCAATCACCAGAAGTACCTCTAGCATAAGCTGTACCTAATGCATGGGCTGTGCCATAGTTTAAATTTAAAATACTTCTTACATTTGAAGGCATACCTGCGATAGAACCAGTCCATTGACCAGAAAATTTAACTTTATGGGTAGGATTAGTAATTGATGAAATCATACTGGATACATTAGACTTTATAGTATTTATTCCGCTTCCTACAAAATTAATTGTTTTAGTTCCAGTATTTTTTTTAATTGACGCATTAAGTTGATTTTCTTTTTTAATTTCAGAATTAGCATTAGAAGTATATTCTAAATTTTTATGCTCATCAGTATTATCTATCGTTTCTTTATATTCTTCTGCTTTTTCTAATCCATCCCCAGTTGTACTAAGTTCTGTATTTACTTTTTCTGGAACATTTTCTGCGGCTTGTTGAACACCTGTAATATTTTTTAAGACAAGAGTTTCACCATCTACGCTAAATTGAACATCAATGGTTATTTTTTGATTATCTAAACCTTTAGTGGGGTCTCCTGTAGGACTTTCTAAATCTACAGGAACTTCAATACCTCCCTGCTCTTCAATTTGTTCTTTAACAGTTTCCCATTTTTCTTCAGCAGTAAGTTCATCAAATTGAGGAGTAACATTTAAACCTAATTCTTGAGCATCGGCATAAGATAAGTTGCTAACATATTTCTTTAAATCATCTTGAACAGCATCAAATGCTTTTTGTACATTAGAAGTATCAACATCTAAATGATATTGTTCATTAAAAGCATTAGTCTCTTTTAAACGTTCTTGTTGATAATACATTTCATCCAATATAGCAACAAGACTCTGATATTTAGGAGTAACTTGGTCAATATTAGTGTCTCCCCAACCTGCATCAACAGTGGCTCTAGCTTTAGTCCCTATTAAAGTTTCTAATTCACTATTAACTTGATTATAATAAGCAAAATTAAGAGGGTCATCTAAATTAGCTTCTTTTAATTCTTTAATAGCTCCACTAATACTATCTAATACTGATGTATATTCTGAAGAATCAGAAACATCAACGCTTAAAACGTTAAAATCATATTTTTCAACATCTCCACCAAGTTTCTTAACTTCAGCCCTCATATTACGAAGATTTTCAGTTAAAGCTTGAACTCCCGGCAACGCATTTGTCATTTGAACTTCAAATCCTGCATCTCTAGCGGCTTGAATTATAGCTTGGAGTAAGGATAAATCCATTCCAAGCATATCTGCTATTTTTTGGTCTCCACCTAAAATATCAAAATCAAAACTATATGTTCCAGTAGCTTCATCTACTGCAACTAATTGGTCAAGAATAGCATCTGAAATTCCGCTATCTTTTGCGGCTTGTCTTACTGTATCTAAGAAATTAAAAATACCATCAGAAGTTGATTTATTATTTTCATCGAATGTAAAGAAATCTTTTGCTGAATATCCTGCTGAATTAATCTTTTCATCCAATTTATCCCAAACATCGTACAATTCTTGAACAGATGCAGTCATCATATCATTATCCGTAAACATATTTAAATATGCACGAACATCATCTTGACCAATCCACCCACGTTCAATTAAATCTTTAGTGGTCTCATAACCACTACCAATATTTTCATATCTGGCATTTTCATTAGCAGAAGATTGTGCTTGAACATATTTATTATATGCAGATGTAAGAGCAGAATATTGAGCAATTTCACGTTGTAAAGCACTAATATTATCTTCAATACCTTGTCTAACTGTTTGTTCACCTTTATATAAATCAGCATAACGTTGTTTAGTATCATCATCTTTAGCATTTGCCCATTCTTTATTCAACCTATCAAGTTCTTTACTAGATTCTTCTAATTTCTCATTATAATAATCAAGTCGTTTACTTTGTTTTTTAATATTAAAATCAGCATATTCTTTATTTAAACGTTCTAATTCTTCTACATTAAGATGAACTCCATTTGCAGTATTTTCTAATAATTTATTTTCATCAAAACCTACTACATCTTGGAATAAAGTTTTAATATTAGTTATTTCTTCTTCAGATAATCCATTACCACTAGCAGAAGATGAGAGTGCAGAGGTAAGTGTATTAACAGCGGCAGTAGCATCTTCAATATTAACAACAGCTTCATATGCTCCACTAGCTAATGCACGAAGATTATTATGATAATTGTTAAGAACCTCTTCAAAATTTTTTGCTCCGTTAAATGCTTGTAAAAAAGCATCCGCTTCATCTTGAGATAAGGTACTAAAAAGTTCCTTTGCTTGTTCTCTAGCCTCACGATTCATAGCTGTTACAGGAGATGTTTGTAATACTTCAGCAAATCTATCATTTAATTCAAGTACACTCTTATCCGTAAACATAGAATTAAATAAATCTTCACCGTTTATTCCCGAATCAGCAAAAGCATCAACAAAAGCTTTTTTATATAAAGTGGTAAGTTTAGTAAAATCACCCATATTAGCATTTGCTAATATTCCTTCACCAACATTATAATTATCTATATCTTTCAGTATATCTTGGAAATTAGTGATTTCTTGTAAACCGCTACGTGCATCACCAGACATTTGAAGAATATCAGTAATAAATGAACCATATTCATCTTTATATTGATGTAAAATATCAATAAAACCAGTAGTATCCCCATATCCTTTAAGAAGTTCAATTTCATGCATTGCTTCAGAAGCATTAAACCCTTCTCCCGCAATCATATTTTTAATTATATTACCATTCTTATCAGTAATACCTTGAGCATCAAATTTTAAAACGGTATCTATGGTAAGTGGTTCTCCGCTATGCTCCGCACGAGTGAGAATAGTTTGAATATAATCATAAAGTTCATCTATGTCTAATAAACGTCCATCTTCTGTTATAGTAGCAAATGATAAATCTATTGTTCCTTTACCAAAATCGAAAGTATCTCCAGAACCAAAAACAGTTGAGGTTTCATTTTTAAACTTGTTTTTGATTTCTTCGTCAGAAAGACCTTCGTTCCATCCTCTTAATTGTTCAATATATTTATTTAAATTATCTTCATTCCATTGAATGGCTCTATCAGTGTTTAAATTGACATTACCAACTTTACCCATATCAACCATAGAGAAAATGGCTTGGTCGGTATATCCAAGTTTATGTAATTTATCAAAACTATTTTGATACTCATCAATAGCGTTATTTAAATCCTTGGTACTTAATATTTCAGACCAATTTATTTGATTATTAGAAGTATCTGTTAATAAATTATTTACTGTTTGCACTATATTAGCAGTAATATCCTCTAAACTTTCTGAACTAGTTATTAATTCATTGAGTTGTTCGGGAGACATACCATTAATAATATTAGTAAAAAGATTAGAAGCATTTTGACCAATTTGTTTATCATTGTTATAAATTAAATTCCAATAATCATCATTTAAGCTAAGTTCGCTAAGAATAGTTTGTTGAGCTTGTTTAATAGACTGTTGCATTTCTGGAGGTATATTCATACCTTTTAAATTATTTAAAAAGATTTGTAATTTTTCATCAGAATCAACTAATCCATTAGATATTTCGTCTAAAGTGTTTAATAAATTTGTAGCATCAATATCTCCGTCTAAAGACTTTCCAAGTAAATTAGTTCTAAATAAAGTATAATCATCTAATGAAACATTATCCTTATTTAAAAATTGGTCTCGTATAGTCTGAATATCATTATATTTATCATAATTGTTATTAAAATTATCTTTAATAGAATTTTTATTTCCAAGACCAAAGAAACCAAATAAATTATCAAAAAAGCCTCCAATACCTTTCTTTTCTCCACCTTGCAGGAAAGTATTAGCCGCTGTTTTTTGTTCTTCGATTAAAGCTTTTTGCAAATCTTTAACATTATCAGTAAGATTAATAATAGCGTTGCCTTGTAAATCATACCCAGTGACTAATTGAGGATATAAATCAGCTATTTTGTTACAAGTGTCTAAATACTGTGAATATTCATCATTCGATAATGTTAAATTTGCATTAGTAGCAGTATTGACTCCACTAGATAATTTTTGATAAGTTTCAGATAATTCATTAACAGAATCCTTATGCTTTTGAATTGTTCCTAATGATTCTTCAAACGCAGAGGAAATTTCTTTAGCTTCTTTTGCTGTTTCAGAAGCAGAAATATTTAAAGCATCATAAGCTTGAACAGCGGCAATAATACCTCCAACAGCCAGACCCCCAACTATAAGACCTTTAATTCCACCTATAGCGGTATATGCGTTAGAAGCAGTTTCTCCTAATAGACTAAAATTACTAGCTAAATTTGCGCCTATTGAAGTTTTTTTACTTTCTTCTTTTAATCCTTCAGAAGCCGCATTTTTCAAGTTTTCTGTTGTTTCTAGCTCAGTGGCCGCAACATTAGCCATTGTAGTAGCCGCTTGTTGAGTCGTTACAGCTACATCACCTTCATCCGCAGTCATTTCCGCAGTTTGAGAAGCTACATTTTCTATATTGGCTTGTGTTTCAGCGTCTAATAATTCTGTAGCAGTTAATTCAGAAGCACCGTGTATTTCATTAACAGCCGTGTCTTCAGTAGTTACAGCAGATTTTTCTTTTTGAGCAAGTGCATTTTTTTCTGTTTCTGCTGTATTAGCTTCTTCAATAATTGTGTTAGTTGTTAAAACATCATTTAAAGCACGTAAACCCTCAACAATAATTCCAGTATTTTTAGCAAAATCATATAAAGTGGCAATACCACCACCTGCAATGAATAAGGTTGGAATAAGACCTATATTACTAACAACTTTTAAAATAGCTGTTCCTAAATCTAAGAAAAAGTTAATTACATCTCTATTTAAAGTATTTGCCCATACTTCTTGCCAAGCGTTTTTTAATTTTTCTAAATGTCCAGAAATAGAATCAATAAATTTAGCGTTTTCAATTTCAGCAGAACCTTCTGCGTTAATAGCTTCAGCATAAGCCTCTTTAAGCATCTCTGGAGATTGAAGAATAGAAGCGGCTACTGATGCACGGTTCTTTCCTGCTATTGTTTCAAGTAATAAGTTCGCTCCTTTAGCACCAGTTTTTTTATCATTTTCTACGATTTCGTCATAAATTTCGGCTATTCCTAAAAGAATTTCATAAGTGCTTTTATAAGCTCCATTATCCTTTAAAATATCAAAACCCTTAAAACCATTACTACTAACTTTAGTTGCTTGCATGATTATATCTCTTAATTTAGAGACATTAGTAACCATACCTTCAACTTCTTCTCCGTCTTCTTCTAATTCAGCTTTACTAGCTTCTGTCCCAGTCAGACGAAGAGCAATAGTTCTCATTGCTTTACCAACTTTGGAAGGGTCTTGTGTAATTCTATTCAATTTACATTAATATACAATACGCATTTTGTATATAAAATTATGAGCAATTAGATAAGAAAATATTATTATTTTGAAAATAGGATAGCAATATATTCCTTATTTCCAAACTCTTTTTTTATATCTTCATATTTATATTTTTTACCCATTGTCATATTTTTTCTTTACCTTTCAATAAAGTTTAGACCATTTCTTAACTCTTCGACTTAACGTTAAGAGTCACACCTTTTCCATTTAAGGGATTTTCACCCACTCCGTTCACGATTTGAGCCGTACTCCTGTTGTTATTGTTAAATAACCCTACGTGGGGATGGTCGTTGAGCGTTTTCCATATTATAGTAGCATAAATATATAATTTATACAAGTATAACTTAGGAACTTCGTTGCGAATTAACCATTGTAATATCTCTAACTTGTTTATCCTTCATATAGTGATTTCTCCTATATTGTGGCATAGAGCTTTAGGTAATCAACGCAGTTAGATGTGTTCTATAGAAATATGTTTCCATATTTCTCAGGCATAGAATATACCTGCTGTTACTAATGCGGCGGCTTCATAAAAACTGTTACCCGCAGTTGTTAAAGATGCCGCACCATCTTGTAACGCAGTAGCAAGTCCTTGTGTAGAAATCGGGAAATCATTACCAAGTTTATTAATAACATCAATAATTTCTATATTACTAAGGTCTTGATAAGCTTGAGACATAGCAATTAAAGCTTCGGAAGCTTCACTAGCATTTTGAAATTCAGAAACATTTAAAAGAATATTTGCGGACATAGCAGAATCAGTTGCTTCTTCTAACGATTGTCCTAACCTCATAAATTCAGCAACGGACTGTTGTAACGCCAGAGCATCTGTACCAATACTATCTGCTAAATCAAATGTTGTAGTTTGGAATTCTTTAAGTGTGCCAAGAGTTTCGTTACTAACTTTTTGCATTTCAGCAAGAGCATCATCAAATTGATGAATAATTTGAAGTCCTTGTTTTATTTCGCTAAAAATGCGCCAAAAAGAAACATAGGTCATTAATGTGGCAGTTAAACCTTTTATTCTTTGACCTAACATATCAAAGAAAGTAGTGCCTGTTCTACCTGCTTCAATTTCTTGTCTCTTTATATCTTCAAAAGACGCTCCAATTTCTTTTAATTGACCAACATTTACACCTTTATCAATTAAATTGAGATATTGCTGTAAAGCATCTTTAGCTTCTTGAGAAATCCCAGAATTTTTAGCCATAAATTCAGCGATACTTCTAGCTGTTTTTGACCCATTAGCTTTTTGGAAATCTCCACTTTCTTTCTTTATATCAGAAATGTCTTTTTTATAGCCTTTTAAATTTTCATCTATTTGAGATAATCGTTTTAAGCCCTCATCTGTAGTTATATCTAAAGGATTAGTATTTAAATCAGTTATTAAAGTGCTAATTTCATTTATTTTAGCTTGAACAGCATCTAATAATTCTTGTTGATTTATATAATTACCAGATGAATATTCATCATATAATGCTTGTAAAGAAGATAAAGTAGAATTAGCTTTTCCAATTCTGTCTGTATTTACGCTATTCTCCAAAGCAAGAGTAGAAGATTCTGTTTTTTGGTCATAACGTTGTTTTGCTGTATCAACAATATTTAACGCAACAGCATCATTATTTGCTTTCAATGCCTTAGTATTTTTTTCAATTGTTGCAGTATATTCTTCTACTTTCACCTGTAAATCAGCTATTTGCTTTGCCCTATTAGCATTATAATTAGTTGCTTGCTGAACATTTAAAGTACGAATTTTATCTTCAGCAGAAAACAATTTATCATAAGTGGAAACTATCCCTTTGACTTTATCCCCATTACCGATAGAGTCAATATTTAAAACATTGTTTTTGAATGCTTCTTCTGCATCTACAACACTTTTTTGATTCCAAAGGTCTGGCTTAGTATCTGCAAAATTTAATAATTTAGAATTTAAATTATCTAATTCTGCTTCTAAATCTTGAACTTGCTTTAATTCCGATGAAGTTAAGGACGTATTACTTTGTTTATTTATTAGTTGCTGATATTTATAATAAGCATTATATAATTTATCATATAAAGCAATTAATTCATTAGTATCTTTTTTATCTTGAGTGTCTTTGGCTTTTTTTTCTTGTTGGATTTTTTTAGAATATTCTAGCTGTTTTTTATAATTATCCTGAGATTGTTTGAAAGCAATGTTTTCATCTGCTTCATTTGCATCCATTCTTGCCCATAACTCTTTTGTTCTTGCTTCATCTTCTTTTTTACGTTGTAATTTATATCGTTCAATAGATTCTTTTGCATCTAATACGTCATTCGCATCAGCTTCATTCATTCTTTCCCATAAACTGGCAGTTCGTTTAGCATCTTCCTTTTTACGTTGCTGATTATATTTTTCGACAGAATGTTTAGCATCCCATTCATCATCCAATTCAGCTTTATCCATTCTTGCTTTTAAAGCTTCATATTCTTGAGAACGTTTTTCAGCTTCAGCCTTCTTTTCTAATTCTTCTGTTTCTTTCCGTAAAGCTTCTTGTCTTTTTTCAGAATATGTGATAGCTGATTCATAATTTTGAATTAATTCTGGATTAATAAGAGATTTTATATTTTGTCCTTCTTCAGACTCAATATAATTTCTGGCCCGAACAAAATCATTAAATTTCTTAATATCTTTATCAGAAACTTTACCATTAATAATTGAATCTTCAATTCGATAGGCTTCAGGAGCTAATTCTGTAGCGGTTGTATATGCTTCTTCTAACTTTAAAGCATTTTTATTTTGAGCTAACGCACTTTCGTTTGCATTTTTTTTTGATTTAGATTTTCTAACATAATCAATTTGATTTTTTCTTTCTTCTAATAAAGCTTTAATTTCTGAGTCATCCAAAATACTATTTAATGATTTAGATTTTTTTATATTTTGAATTTGTTTAGCAATTTTATCAAATAAATTATTAGCCTTTTCTAAATTATCAATATCTTTAGGGTCAGATAATTTATTAGACTGGTCTTTCATTCGTAAAGCATTACGCCCATAAATGCCAGTTTTACTATTTTTATTTGTTAACGCAATAAGGTCTGATTTAAATTGCTCTTTAATAATATCATTTGTATTTTTAGTAGAGTTATTAGATTTTGAATCAATCTTTTGACCTTCTTCTGCAATAGCCTTTTTAAAATTAGAAGCATTAGTAGCATATATGCCTTTCCATTTAGCATCAATATCCTTTAATGACTGTGAAATAGATTTTAATATAGCTTCAAATTCTTTTAAAGTTTCAATAGCTTTATCTCCAAAATCAAACTTTTGTGCTTGACCCTGTAAATCTTTTACTTGTTGTTCTAATTCAACAACTTTGTTTTTAGCTTCTTCTAATTCAGAAGTTGTACCTGCTGTTTGTTCAGGTGTTAAAGGTTGAGCAGATACTTCTGCTTCTGCAACAGCTTGTCCCAATTGTTTTTCTTTTCTTTCAACGTCTCCTAAAGATTCAGCTACGTCATGAAGTTTTTGTTCTAAATTATTAGCTGATTCTGAAGCTTCAGCTAATGCTTCTATATGCTGACTTGCAACAGGAGATTCTTGAACGTTTTGAACTTTATCTTTTTCTTGAGATTGATTAATTTCAATATTTTCTTTCTGTAATTCCTCTTTTAATAATTTACGTTCCTTAATAATTTTATCTAATTCTTCATTTTCTTGTTTAAGTCTAAGATATATATCTTTATTCATAATAGAAGAATTAGATGATATTTCTTCATCTGTCATAGAAGAAAGGTCAATTCTTTGTGCAAGGTTTAAATGCTTTATTCTATCTAACTCTGCTTTTTTTTGTTTAGATATAGCTAATATTTCTTCATCGTTTTTTTTAGAAAAATCTTCTATATAAGAAGTTGATACTACATTTGTAGAATGAGAAGGAGATGAACTAGAAGGAGTAGGAGATAAAGCAACTTCTTTATCTTTTGTTAATTCTTTTTTTGTTTCTTCTACTACTTGTCCATGTTCTTCATTTACTACTTTTCTTTCTTCAATTAACCGTTTAAGCTCTTCTGTATTTCTTCTAAATTCAATAAATTTTTCTTTTCCAAGTGCCTGTAAATCATCTGATAATAATTCTTCATCCGACATTTTAAAAGCATTAATGTTAGTATTATTTTTATTAACAAAATTACCTTGCCTATTCATTTTACGGGACATTTTATCATATTCCGCTAAGAGTTCTTCATTAGTTAATTTTGAATAGTCTGGAGCTTCTATGCCAAATTTCTTTTTAGCCCTTTCCCACTTTTCTTCTATAGGAATCTTATGATTTTCTTCAAGGGGTTTTTCTTCCTCAATTACACCTTTTTTATCTACTATTTTATTTACTGCTTCAGAGGCTTGTTCAGCATTTTCGGTTACTTCTTTCATTCCATCAGCAGTTTCTTCTATAATAGGAAGATTAGCTTGTAATTGGTCGTGTACCAATTTTAAAGCTTCTT